ATCAGAGCCAGAGGAGAACAAGCATGACACCGCTGATTAAAGAAATGGTCAAAATGGTGTCTGTTGCTAACCTTGACCCAACGCAGATGCAATGGTTTGATGTGACTGGAGCCATTAAGGAATATATTGGATATGACCAACGCAAATACTTGCTTCATCCTGCGCCATACAAAAGCATGATGCTGTGCGGCAAGACAGAGCAAGGCGATTTCATGCTGTCGGTTTTGGCAGAGCCAACAGCAACCATTGTGACTGGATGGATTCTTAAGCCAACAGGGTATAAATCCCTTGGGTCTTTTTTGTTTGCTGAACACAACGGCGAACCAAAGACGGGAGAAATTGACAGGCCAATTGACCCGCAAGACCAAGCAATGATGTGTGCAATTGTGACTATGTTTTACGCATCGCTGGATATGAAATTGCAAGCGTATGTGCCAACAGCAAAAGACACATTTACAAACCGCCGAAAAATCAAAGAAGGCAAGTTGCCGACATACGACTGGCACACGATTGAGATTCAACCGCCAAAGCAAAAGAACGAATATCAAGGAGGCACACACGCCACACCACGCAGACATCAAGTCAGAGGATATTGGCGCACATACAAGTCAGGCAAACGTGGTTGGGTCAAAGAATGTTGGAAAGGTGATGCAACCAAAGGAACTGTATTTAAAGATTATGTTGTAGGAGAACAAGCATGACACAAGAAGTTCTGAAGCTGGCGCTTGAGGCGTTGGAAGAGGCTTGGTATCACGTTGGCACATTTCAGCCAACCGAGAAAGCAATAGACCTGTATGACGAGGCAAGAACCGCCATAAAGGAAGCCTTGCGAGAACACTCCATGCGTGAAGTGCAGAGGCTTGGGCAAGAGATTGAGCAGGAGCCTGTGGCATTAGAGAGTTTGTTGGGGGCTATTGCCCGTGGTTGGTGTCATGAAAAAAATGCGAGCAAAGAAATGGATTCTGACCTTGCAATGGCAATTGCAACAGAAGTTAAAACTCTTTACGCCACCCCACCACAGCTAGAAGAACGCAACTTCTGCCCACGATGCGGAAAACGCACAAAAGAAATTCACACTTGCACATCACCACAGGACAACACATGAACCCACCAAAGAACGCATTTGACTTCTCTGGCGCATCTATCTGGACGAGGGACAAGGAGTTATCGTATATAAACATTGGCAAAATCAACGGTTCAAAGCGTAGAGAGCAAATGAGGCGCACAGAGACTGCCGGTATTCACCCACTAAGAAGCAAATCAAAAGATGGAAAAAGTTAAATCAGCGTTTGAGTCCACTAACGAACCAAGTTTGTGGCAAACAGATAAGAGGGCTAAACGTCAAGAAGTAGCCCTTAAAGCGGCTAATACAGAGCTTAAAAACAGGGGTCTTAGGGTGCGTGAGAACTTCACAACTTACAGCAAGGCTAGAGCCGCAAAGTGATAGTCAAAATCCGCACCTTCTATGGCAGAACTAAAGGGGTCAGAGGTGACCGACAGACTGATGTTGTAATGGGTACGGCTTGGTTATGCCAGAAGTGTGGCGAGGTGATCTTGTATGAACACCTCACCCCTAAACACTATTGCAAGCGCCCGCTTATGCCTGTAGTCCTTGCAAGTACTGAGTCTTTCCCGCAACCTTAACGGCTGTGAGTTCTTGATTTTTAAGATTAGATGGGTCAAAGCTACAGTGAATCCAGCCCGAATTGGGTTGTCCTTGTGTGTAGAACTCTAGGATAAGTTGAGTGTAGTCAAGGTTATCCATAATCCATTGCGCTACATCAGGGTTTGGCAGTCCATCAATTTCAAAGTCAACTGCCTGACCCTTGCAATGGTCTGAAGTCTTTGAGCCTCCTACTGCGGGGCTTGAATTTAATTCTGCACAACGAAAGCCTGATGAAATTCTTACAGGCTTGCCAAAGTGATCTCGTACTGGTTGCAAGATGTTTTCGCAAAGCAATCTCAATGATTCAATTTGTTCGTCATTGGGTGTGTTGTCAATGTCTAAGCGTGTTGCAGTCTCAGACTTTGTAAGTTCATTCAAGGTGAAGTTTTTGGACAGGTTCATTTGATTTCCTTTTGTGATTCAAGTGCTTGGTTATAAAGAGAGATGCAAGCGTTCAGCTTGGTTATTGCTCGATCACCCTCCTCTGCTATTGCGAAAAGAGTTTTTCCAACCTCTGGGTCAAGGTCGGCTCGTGCTTCTCCTCCACTATCTCCTGTGGGAGTTGTGGAATCTGTGGGGGCTTGTATGGGGCAGGACGCTTTGAGGCGCAACTTGAGATTACCACTGTCAATAGCAAGATCACGCTGTTTTGTAACCAATTTGGCCTTTTCATTTGATACCCTCAATGCAGTTGATGTGGTGGTTACAGCGGCCACCAAAGCCGCCTCCTTTGCCCTAGCTTGGGTGTTTAGGCGGTCTACTTCTTCTTGTTGAGCCTTGGCCTCGTAGTGCTGACCAGTACAGTAGCCACCACCAAAGATTAAGACAAGAACTAGCAAACCTCAAAGGATGTTACTCATGGCTTTGGCGGCTCATCATTGTCATTGGATTCAGCCTCTGCCTTTGCGGTAGCGTTGGCTACAGCCTTAACAGCAGTCCGACCAGCTACACCGCCAAGAACGCCAGTAATGAACACCATGATAGTGTTGATTTGTTGCAAGTAAACAGAGTCGATTTTGGCCATTCCCGACATGGGCTGAGTTACGAACGAAACTGAGTAGAGAAACATAGCCATAGCGCCAAGCAGAATCGACACCAAGACCACGATAACGAATGCCCATACCCTGACCTCAATCTCGTCTGATGTCAGTCGATTGTTGGTTTTATATCCAATGGTTGCCATTACTTTTTCTCCTGTTCAGGTTTGATGAGTTGATCGGGACAAGTACCTGTAGCGGTACAGATTGGGGGTTTGCATTCTGGTGTATCCCAATTCTTAGGGTCTTGGCAGGGATACCTAAAACGATCTTCACAACCAGCCAATAACCCGCAAAGGATACCAACACAAATGGTCAGCATCACTACAGAAAAGTCATGTTTTGTCATTTTTGCGTTTCTCCTGTTCAATTTGCCGTCTTAACTTCTGAACCTTTTCAACTTCTTGTTTAACCTCGTGCTTGGCCTCCAAGATGTCCAAGTAAAGCATCGCACCCAAGGGAAGCAACAAGGCCACCAACACACAAGCCGCTATCCATCCCATTATGCTTTCCCCCAACGACTCACTAGGAGAAGCCACAGCCACAGGTAGAGGAGGAATATAGTAGTCACCGCTAGGTACGCTAGTTTTAGCTGGAAGTTTCTTTCTTCCTCCTTTCGTAGCCATACTTCTTGCCTCTTTTTCGCCTCTTGCTTCAGCCTTGCTTGTTCTTGCTCCTCATCAATAAGTTCTTTCATGTCAAAAACTGAACTGTACAAAGCACCCATCTCAGGGGGACTCTGATAGACCATTGTTTCCCTGATCTGGACAATAAGCCTGTCCATCTCTTGCTGTGCCATCACTCTTTTGAGTGCGGCCTCCATGTGGTTTTGATCTGGGTCATAGACTGTTCTAGACTTTTCTTCTTCTTCTCGTATGTGTGCCGCAAGTTGTTCTTGAAGTTTAAAGAACTCAGTGAGGTTCTTAACGATGTCCACTTTGACTTGAGTTTCATCAACAGCGACATAAGCAGACTTTTTAGCCTTTGCGACAGGCTTAACAGCTTTAGGCTTGGGACTAGAGCCAAAGAAAGCGCTAAGTTTCGACCAGAAGCCTTGAACCTCTCTACCAATAGCGATAACTTCATCCGCAGTGGCTCTAATCTCGACAAAAGATTCTTTAGCTTGCTTGTAAAGTTCACAGCCAGCTTGGATGTTCTTGACCAAGCCAGCCGCAAGGAGACAGATACTGATTGGGTCAATTTCAGTCTCCTAAGATGCCTGTGGCAGTGCCAAGTGCCGCCGCACCAGACAATAAGCCTGTAGGTTTAGCCTTGGCTCTCTTGTTCAGTTCAGTCAGAATCAAACGCTGTTCAATAGGGTCTGTCGCAAACAAACGCTGTTGCAAGGCTTCTGAAGTCTCAGAACTGATGCCCTTAGTTCTTGCGAGCAATGTCGAGCCAGCCGCCCTAGCCATTCCAAGGACATCAAGACTTGCCGCAGACTGTGCAAGTTGACCAAGTTCACCAGCTTGCTCTTGAGTGGACAAACGCTCACCACTTGGAGATCCTCCAATAACTGTCTTAGATGTCTTGCTTTGCTTCTCCAAACCCTTAACGTATTGAGAAAAGTTGTTATAGGCTTTTTGATCGTCAAATGCATAACGAACCAGCATCTTCTGATTGTCAGACTTGAATACTTGGCGTGAAAAGTCACCACCCTTGAAGTCACCAACACGCTTATTGATGTCTGCCATCATGCCAAGTCTGAATGCTTCCTTTTCGTCAGAATTCATCTTCTTGATGTTGGCTGCGGCTTCTTTCGGGTCAAGCTGTTGGTACTTCTGACCCATCTCGAAACTATTCTTGATGCGGGATGCATCAGCAAACTCAGCATTTGCTTTTGCGTAGTCAGGATTCAATGACTTGATCTTGTCGTTGAATTCATTTTTGACCTTAATGACATCACCGCCATAGCCAGAAATCTTGCCAGTTACAGAGTCAGTTTCTGAGTCAATAACACGATCAAGGCCAATCTTGATTTTGTGCAGGATTTCAGTAGGAACTGACTGAGCATTCTTGATAGCACTCAAATCAGGCAACTTGATGCCTTTGGTGTCTGCACTCTTTACGGCCTCATCGTATGCCTTTTGAAATACTTTTCTGTCGATGTATTCTCTAAAAGGTCTGGCATCAATGTCTAGCGTATAAGCGTTTGGATACGCAAGACTAGCTTTCTGAGCCTGACTTTCAGTTAGTGCAGTCAAGTACTGGAAGCCGTTAACATTCTTAGCCAAGCCAGCCTTCTCAACCAAACCCTTAACAATGTTGTTTGGCTGGTCAATCATGCGGTTCTCAAGGAACTCTTGGGTCTTACCCTTTGCCTTGGACTGGATGATATAAGCGTTGTAGGCCAAGTCTTGCAAGTTCTTACCCAAGTCAGCTAGAACTGGTTGAGGAACACGCAACCTACGCAACTCATCCAATGCCGCTTGTGCCTCTTGAGGTGTCAGATTGTCTTTGTCCAAGTAGTTAGCCAACATCTTGGATGCGGCAGTTGTTTGGTCACCAATGCCAGATGCATTCAACACATTGCGGATAACAGTGCCAGCCCCTTGAACAACAACGGGAACGGCTCCACCAATCAAGCCGCCAAAGACAGCACCCATACCAGCCTCAGTGCCAGCATCCTTCTCTGAATAGCCATAACCAGCCAAAGCACCTGTAACACCACCAGCAACAACACCACGACCAACCCGACCAAGGGTAGATGTTCCAGTAATCAAGGCTTGAGTTTCAGGGGCTAACTTGCCAATCTGACCAGCCATGCCCAATGGCATGACCAAGCCACCAGCCAACTCCACAGGAGTCTTCACTAGCGGCATATCCTGACCAAACTGCTTTTGCTGTTCACGCAACAGATTGCGTTGACGCTCGTAGTCAGCACCGCTAATAGAACCAGTCCTTACAGCGGCTTCCAACTCATCCAAAGTGCCAAAGGTCAAACCTTGACCAAAAGCCCTTGCAGTTTCAGCAAGTGGAGAATATTCAACTTTGGGGTCAAAGACTGATGTTGATGCCTGTGGAGTTGATGGTTGATCTGCCAAAGGAGCTTGCGTATAGTCAGCCATTATGGTTTTACCCTTCTAACCCCTTGTGGGTCAACAAAAATAGTGCCTTTAGGATACTGTGGATTTTTCAAGAATGACGAGTATTCATCATTTGTGAAAATTTGAGGTTCAAACTTTAATGCTTGAATCGGAACTTCAGGAAGTCTAAACCCTGCATTTATTCTTCGTCTTTCAATTGATTCTTGTGAATCCTGAACTTTTCTTGCATTAAGTTCTGCAAGTGTATTAATTGCTTTTGCGGCATCAATAGCAGATTCAGCACCTTCCAATTCTTTGATTGACCTTTGTGCATCACCTTCTGTTTGAGTACCCTTATTCAAGCGTAATGACTCATTGACAAGGCGAGTCTTGAACCTCTCAAAGTCATTCCTAGCGACCACATCTGGGTCATTAGAGCCAAATACATTTCTAGCCGCAATAGAAGCACGATCTTTTAAGCCAAACTTAATGCTTCCAGACTTGATGCTGTTTACATAATTATTGGCTTCAATGGCAAGTTTTCTAGCCGCACTTGCAATTTTGTAGTCTTCTTCTTCGTCTTTAGCCAAGTCAGGGCGCAAAGGTTTATTTTTCTCAATCTCCGCTTTAGCTTCTATTTGCTGAAGTTTCAAATCAGCATTGAGTTGAGCCTGTTGACTTTGAAGAGCCAAAGATGCCTGAGAATTAGCCAAGCCTTGCTGTCTGTAAGAGTCCAACATTTGTTGGTTTTGCTCAAGACGAGATTGAGTCTGTTGGAACTCAGTAGCTTTTTGCGTTGCAGTCCCAAGTCTTTCAACCAACTTATCTGCTTGCTCAGTGTCATAGATGCCTCTAGCAAAACTGCTTTGGTACTGTCTAGCTGTGGCTTTAAGAGGTGCAGGGATGTTAGGGTCGTTGACAAACAAATCAAATGGATTGACTTCAGGAGTACCAGCCGCACCAAGTTGACGCAATGCTGGTAAGACTTTTGCCTGTTCAGATATAGCCGCACGACCTTCAGGGAATGAAAGCAATCTAGCTTCGACATCTTTATTGATAGTGCCATCAGGATTCTTGAGTTGACCAACCAACTCATTAGCAAGAGTCGCACGACCTTGTGTAGCGATACCCTGACCACGTTGAGCCAAGTAGTCTTGAACCTTCATCTGGTTCAACTGTTCTTCTTGCGCTACTTGCTTGACCTTCATCATCTCATTACGCAAAAGGAAAGCGGCTTCTTGGTCACCGACTTGCAATGCGGCTTGAATACCTCTTGCATAAGATTCAGGATTGGCAGGGTCAATCATGCCAAGGATTTGCTGACGCTGAGTAATCTTCTGCAATTGCGGGTCAACACCACCCAAAGCGCCAGCGATACCACCACCCAACTGGTAGCCAGCCTGACGCATACCGATAGAGGCTTGTTGGAATGGGTCTAGCTGAACTTCATTAGCCGCACGTTGGCGAAACTGCGACAACTGGTTTGCCTGATACAGTT